GAAACAATCATCTTCGGAGAAATCATGGATAAAATATGGTTTTAATAAAACAGATGGCGGTTTTCATCGTCAGGCTATTTATTTGGAACAATTTGATTATCATGATGAGGGAGATGTATCGGGTTTTGATAGAGAATGTTTTCTTCGGAATACATATATGCGACGTAATAAATTTTTACAATTTCCACCTGTTTATTTTTGGCTTGTTTGTTATGTGTTTGCTTTTATTTTGCACAGCTATATCAAATGTCCAGATGGTGTTGTTCGCGTACGGTTAACGGGAAATGACTCTGGGAGGAATAATACTACTGCAGATAATTGTTTATTTCATGTTATAGTGTTGTTTCGTTTCATATGTCGTTTGTGGTTGGAGTTAAGTAAATTTAAACGTTTACCTGAACTCAGTGAAATTTTATATTATCACCATTATTTGGTTTATTCAGATGATCATCTTGGTTCACATAGACTAAGACTTTTAGAGGTAGATGAGCAATTGTTTATTAAACTAAAAGCTGAGGTTTATGCTGAGTTTGGTATGGAATTGAAGGCTAAACAAACTTTTGTTAGTTCTGGAGTAGGTCGATTAAATCCCAAGCATTCTTTTTTGGGTTCCCATTTCGTTTTCGATTGTGAGTGGAATATGTATTGTCCCTTTCCGAGAATTAATAAAATTTGTTCTAGTTTATACTACAAGATTAAAGAAGCTGATATAAATCAAGTAATTATGAAAACTTGTCAATTAGCTATAATTAGTGTCCCTGAACCTTGGTTACATGATGAGCTTGTAGGTTTCTTGAATTTTTTACTGCAAAACTATGCTCATAAGCAGAATGTATTGCCTGCGGATTATATTGCTATGGCCTTGAATGTTTCTCAAAATTCAAGGGCATGGTATCTACATCTTTTAGGTAAACAATCTGTAGCATTCTCTTTCCGTTCGGAGGTTGGAGGTGTGAAAGAGTGTATGACAGCTAAAGTTGCAAGGGCACAAAATATATTAGATCGAATTGCTCGATCAACTGGATTAAGTAAAGCTGGAGAGGAGTGGCTTGTAGCTTCTTTGGATCCTTGTCATGATGGCAAACTTGAATGTTGTGGTTATCCTGATCAAGCTGATGCTCCTACAGTCGTACAAGTGATTAAACAAACTGCAAGTTTGCAAAGTCCTGCTGGTTTCGGAAATGATACATGGGG